GGAACACAACAAGTTTGTGATTTAGACACAGGGGATTGTTATACAATCAGAGAAAGAGATGGTCTTATTGAAAGAGCCGGACACCAAACAACTATTAATAGAAAAGTTAGAGTTGAAACTGCAGGAGGAATTAAACAATTATTAAACGGATAATCAAAATGGGTTTAGACAAGAAATTAATACAAGAAATTGCAAGATATCATAATATCAACAAGTATATTATGGAACAAGAGGCAGAGGTTCCTGAAGACCCAACAGCGGGGTTAGGGGCGTTAACGCCACCACCACCTGCGGGAGGAGAAGTTCCACCGGCACCTGCACCTTCTGCGGCAGTACCACCACCGGCACCGGGAGATGCATCACCACAACCAATTGATGTTGAAAATGACCCTGACGTTGAAAAAATTGACGATGAAGGAACGTCTGAAGAAACAGGAACTGAAGGTGAAGAATCTGAAGAGCTTGAAATAACTGATTTGGTTAATTCTCAAAAAAATATTGAAACAAAACAAGAAGAGTATTTTGAAAACTTGTTTAACCAACTTTCCAATTTAGAAACTAAATTGGGTGAGATGGATAATGTTATGAACAAATTAAATTCACTTGAAAATAAGATTGAGAAGTATCGTGAAAAAACTCCTCAAGAAAAATTAGAGTTAAGAAGTTATGATTCATACCCATTCAATCAAAAACTTTCACAATTCTTCGATGACAAACAAGACGAGATGGAGAAAACAGGAAAAAATGATTATGTTTTAACTTCAGACGAAGTTGAAGATATTAATGTGAATGATATAAAAAATTCATTCCAACCTGGTTCTCAAGAAGATGAATACAAAACATCATTCAAACGATAATAAAAAATTCAAAGGTGTCTTAACGGACACCTTTTTTTATTTGACTTCACTAATTTTATCACCTATATTTAAAGGACAATTTAACAATTTAATTTTATAACACATGAGTTCATTAGACGCCGTATTGGCACAGTACGAAAATTCAAAACAATCAGGGGGCGGGGCCCAAGGGAAAATGTCGCAAGACGAAAGAATGAAAAAATATTTTGCACTTATCTTAAGTGATAAAGAACAATCTGGACAAAGAAGAATTAGAATCTTACCTACAAGTGATGGTTCATCACCATTTAAAGAAGCTTGGTATCATGAGATACAGGTAGGAGGACAATGGCAAAAATTTTATGACCCGGGAAAAAACGATAACGAACGTTCACCTTTAAATGAGGTTTATGAAGAGTTAATCTCAACCGGGAAAGAATCAGACAAACAATTGGCTGCTCAGTATCGTTCTCGTAAATTCTATATCGTAAAAGTTATAGATAGAGATAAGGAAGAAGACGGACCAAAATTTTGGAGATTTAAACACAACTACAAAAATGATGGTATCTTAGATAAAATTATTCCAATTTGGAGAAACAAAGGTGATATTACTGATGCTAATATCGGTAGAGATTTAATCATTGAATTAAATAAAACAAAGGCACCAAATGGTAAAGAATATACTGCAGTATCTACAATTATGTACGAAGACCAAGGTCCGGTACATACTGACCCGGCTCAATCGAACGCTTGGATTACTGACGAATTAACTTGGTTAGACGTTTATTCTAAAAAACCTGTTGAATATCTTGAGGCAATTGCTCGTGGAGAAACACCAAAATGGGATTCAGAAAAAGGCGGATATACTTACGAAAGTGATTCAGTTAATACGGAATCATTTGGTGGTGGAAAATCTCAAAGTTCATCACCGGTTGACCCTCAAGCAAACGACTTTCCGGACGAGGATTTACCTTTCTAAAATAAAACAATCAAACTTGGACATTTAGTTAGACACTTTGTCCAAGTTTTTATAATATTATTATATGGCAATTAAGAAAAACGATTTCAAATCGATTAAAGATAAATTCTCAGTATCGGCAAAATACAAACCACAAAGATTTTTTGACTTAGGTCCTGATTTCTTGGATGCGGTTGGATTACCGGGACCAGCTATTGGACACCTTAATATGTTCTTAGGTCACTCCGATACAGGTAAAACAACAGCACTTGTAAAAACTGCCGTTGATGCACAAAAGAAAGGTATTTTACCTGTCTTTATTATTACCGAACAAAAATGGTCATTTGAACATGCTAAGTTAATGGGGTTCGATTGTCAGGAAGTTGTTGATGAAGAAACAGGTGAATTAGATTGGGATGGATTTTACATCTTTAATAATAACTTTAATTATATCGAACAAATTACTGATTACATTAATAATTTATTAGACGAACAAGAAAAAGGAAACTTAGATTATAGTTTATGTTTTATGTGGGATTCAGTAGGTTCTGTACCTTGTAAAATGACTTATGAAGGTAAAGGTGGTAAACAACACAATGCTTCAGCATTAGCGGATAAGATTGGAATGGGTATTAACCAAAGAATTTCGGGTTCTCGTAAGTCTGATTCAAAATATGAAAATACTTTAATCATTGTTAATCAACCATGGGTTGAATTACCTGATAATCCATTTGGTCAACCAAAGATAAAAGCTAAAGGTGGAGAAGCAATTTGGTTAAACTCATCATTGGTTTATTTATTTGGAAACCAAAAAGGGGCTGGAACAACTAAGATTACTGCAACTAAAGATAAACGAACTATTAAGTTTGCTTCAAGAACAAAAGTTTCGGTAATGAAGAATCACATCAACGGATTAGGTTATGATGATGGAAAAATTATTGTAACACCACACGGATTCATTGCGGGTAAAGATAGTGCGGAAGAAAAAACTAATATTGAAAAATATAAAAAAGAATACGCAGAATATTGGAAGGATATCATCGGAACTGATGGTGACTTCGACCTAAAAGAAGAAAAAGAAGAAAGAGAATTTTAAAATATTATTCACCTATAAATCACCAATGTGATTAAAACATTATTAGTAGATGGGTCCAACTTAATGAAGATTGGATTCCACGGAGTAAAAGACCTCTATAGTGACGGAAGTCACTTAGGGGCTATTTACCACTTTATAAATACAATTCGGAAATTCCTTGAGGAACATAACTACGATAAGGTAGTTGTGTTTTGGGATGCCGAACATAGTTCATCCACTCGGAAAGAACTTTATCCACAGTATAAGGGAAATAGAAAACAAGATATGAATGAGTTTAAGTACGAATCATATCTACAACAAAACGCTCGTATTAAAGAATATCTTGAGGAGGTCTTTGTTAGACAAGTTGAGATGGTTTATAACGAGGCAGATGATTTGATTGCTTATTATTGTCTGAGAGCAACTAATGAAGAGATTACCATTTTTTCATCAGATAAAGACCTTACACAGCTTATTTCAGATAAAGTAACCATTTACTCTCCAAATGCAAAACAATACTTTAAACAGGGTGATATGATTACAATTAATAAAATTCAGATACCTCACTATAATGTATTACTTTGTAAGATTCTTACCGGGGATAATTCAGATAACATTAGTGGAATTGAAGGTTTAGGGGAAAAAACTTTAGTTAAATTGTTCCCTGATATGTTGGTTAAACCATGCACTATCAACGAAATAAGGGTTAATGCCGGAATTATCGTGCAGGGAAAGAAATCAAAAGTATTGGAAAATATTTTGACTGGTAAAACAAAAAATGGTATACTTGGTGAAGAGTTTTACAACACAAACAAAAAAATAGTTGATTTATCTAACCCCTTAATAACTGACGATGGAAAAGAATTAGTTGACCAAATTATCACTGACACTATTGACCCGACAGATAGGGGATACAAAAACTTAATGAGGATGATGATGGAGGATGGACTCTTCAAATATCTTCCAAAAAACGATGAAGCTTGGGTAAACTTCCTAAGGCCATTCATGAAATTAACAAGAAAAGAAAAACGAAACACAAACAAAAATTAAATTTATGAGAGAGCAAGAAAGCACTAAGATGGAATTTTTATTGACATTAAACGATAACATCGTAGTCCAAAGATTCTTTAACGTAAGAGGGTTTAACCCAAAAGCAAAAAGTTCGGTTGAACTATATGAATTCCTTGAAGAATTCAAAGAAGAACTTCAAGAATACTTGAAAATGAAGACTTTAGTCTATATGATGGACAATAAAGATTCTATCATTCACGACCCAAGTATTATGGACACATCGTTCACTGATGGACCTGAAATGTTTAACATTATTATCAAATTAGGGGAACAGACAATTTGTCATAGAATTTTTGATGGAAAATTTTATCCACCAAAAGTTCGTTATACTGTCGATGTAAGACCTTTCCTGAAGGAAACTCTTCGAGGATTGACTGACATTTTTTCAGATAAAAAATTAAGTTACAATTATTTGGAACTTGACTTAAGTAAGTAAGTATTTAATAATACAAGGGTAACTTTTAAAACAATTTATGAACAAAAATTTCGATTATTTAGGGAACACATTTCAATTACAATTACTGAATCAGATTATATTAGATAAGGACTTTTCATCTTCAATTATGGATGTTATTGAGCCAATCTATTTCGACAACAAGTACTTTAAAATCATTTTACAGATGACAAAGGAGTATCACAAGAAATATGAATCTACTCCTAATTTCGATACTCTTGAGCAGATAGTTAAGTCTGAAATCTCCCAAGAGATGGTTGCTAAGATTGTTTTGGACACATTAACTCAAGTTAAAGAGGCTCCTTTTGAAGGGACCACTTTCGTTCAGGAGAAGGCCTTGAAGTTCTGCAAACAACAAGAACTTCAAAAGGCGATGGACAAAGCTCAAAAGATTATTACTCAAGGGGATTTTGAATCTTACGATAAGGTAGAAGGCCTTGTAAGAGAGGCATTACAGGTTGGAGAAATAGATAAAGGTCAAACGGATATCTTTGCTAATTTAGACACCGTACTTGATGAGGACTATCGTCACCCGATTCCAATGGGAATTAAAGGAATTGATAAACTTCTTAAAGGTGGATTGGCTAAAGGTGAGATTGGAGTTATATTAGCACCAACCGGTGTAGGTAAAACAACTATCTTATCTAAAATTTCAAACACGGCATTTAATCTTGGGTACAATGTTCTTCAAATATTTTTTGAGGATAATCCAAAGATTATTCAAAGAAAACACTTCACTATGTGGACAGGTATCGAACCGGATAACTTAGTTCAAAATAAAGAAGAAGTGATGAGTAAGATTACTGAGATTAAAGAGACAATGCAAAACAGATTGGTTTTGAAAAAATTAGCATCGGATACGATGACTATGAGTCAAATTAAAAATCAGGTTAGAAAAATGATTGCGGATGGTGTTAAACTTGATATGGTTTTATTAGACTATATTGATTGTGTACTACCGGAATCAAGTAGTAAAGATGAATGGAAAGCGGAAGGGTCTGTAATGAGAGGATTTGAAGCTATGTGTCACGAACTTGATTTAGTTGGTTGGACAGCAACACAAGGTAACAGAGCGTCAATTTCATCAGAAGTTGTAACTACAGACCAGATGGGTGGGTCAATCAAAAAGGCACAAGTTGGTCACGTAATTATTTCCGTAGCTAAAACATTACAACAAAAAGAAATGGGTCTTGCAACTATTGCGATTACTAAAAGTCGTTTAGGTCAGGATGGGGTTGTTTTTGAGAATTGTAAATTCAATAATGAATTACTTGAGATTGATACTGAAAGTTCAGTAACATTCTTAGGATTCGAGGAACAACAAGAAGATAGAAAAAGAGATAGGGTTAAAGAACTATTAGAAAAAAGAAAACAAAGAGAACAGAGTCAACAACAAATTTAATTTAAAACATGAAAGAAAAAATTTTAGAACCAAACAATGACAGATTTGTCATATTCCCAATCGAACACAATGATATATGGGAATTTTATAAACAACATCAAGCTGCGTTTTGGACTGCAGAAGAGGTGGATTTATCTAACGATATTAGAGATTGGGAAAACCTATCTGATAATGAAAGATATTTCCTTAAAAACATATTGGCGTTTTTCGCAGCGTCTGATGGTATCGTAAATGAAAACTTGGCAGAGAATTTCTTAAAAGAAGTTCAGTATGCTGAAGCGAAGTTCTTTTACGGATTCCAAATTATGATGGAGAACATCCATTCGTTAATGTATTCGTTATTAATTGATACCTATGTGTCTGATGATAAAGAAAAAGACGAATGTTTCCACGCCATTGACCGATTACCGGCTGTTCAAAAGAAAGCGAAATGGGCTCTTGATTGGATTGAAAACGCTTCCTTCCAAGAAAGATTAGTTGCGTTTGCGGCGGTTGAAGGTATCTTCTTCTCAGGTTCATTCTGTTCTATCTTTTGGATGAAATCAAGAGGAATTATGCAAGGATTATGTAATGCTAATTCATTAATCTTCAAAGATGAAAACTTACATTGTGATTTTGCTATTCATTTGATTAATAATCACGTTGAAAATAAACCAAGTGAGAAAAGAATTAAAGAAATATTATTATCTGCATTAGAGATTGAAAAAGAGTTTATTACGGAGTCTTTACCTGTATCTTTAATCGGTATGAATTCAAATTTGATGAAACAATATTTGGAATTTGTAACTGATGGGTTATTAGTTAAATTTGGTTGTAAAAAACATTTTAATGTTGACCAACCATTTAAATTTATGGAACAAATTGCTGTTGAAACAAAAGGTAACTTTTTTGAATCAAGAACCATGGAGTACCAAAAGGCTAAATTAGGTGAGTCATTAACATTCACGGATGAGTTCTAATTAAAAATATATGATGTCATTAAAGATTAAAAAAAGAGGGGGAGATGAAGTTTCATTTAACCCTCAAAAAATTTACAATAGAGTTAAACGAGCGGCAAAAGGATTAAATGTTAATTCAGATGAAATTTTCATCAAAGTAATAACCTCAGTTCCAACGGAAGGTTTCATTACGACTAAAGAGTTGGATAAATTAGTTTATGAGATTGCAGCATCTTATACTGGTAGTCATCACGATTACTCAAGATTAGCATCATCTGTTGCAATATCTGCATACCATAAAGAAACTGATGAAAGTTTTTGTAATACAATGCATACCTTACACGTTGATGGAATCATCAATGATAAGTTAATGGAGACTATTGAATTATATGGTCCTGAAAATATTGATTCTGTGATAAATCACGAGAATGATTATAATTTTGATTATTTTGCATGGAAATCATTACAAGAAATGTATTTGTTAAAAAATCCTGAAGGTAGGGTGATTGAAAGACCTCAACATATGTATATGAGAGTTGCGTTATGGGTTACTAAATCATTTGAACAGGCGGTTGATTATTATCAATCGTTATCAAATCAACTTATTTCTCCTGCAACACCAATTATGATTAATGCAGGTACTAGAACACCTCAGTTGGCATCTTGTGTATTGAAATATAATAATGGGGATTCAAGAGAAGGTCTATTACAGACATTCAACGATATCTCAACTTACTCATCTGACGCTGCTGGTATTGGATTATGTATGTCTAACATTCGTAGTAAAGAAAGCCGTATTAACTCATCAGGAGGATTTGCGGGTGGTTTATTAAAATACCTAAAGATTGTTAATGAAGGGTTAAGATTCTTTAACCAACAAGGTAGAAGACCAGGTAGTGCTGCTATATACATTGAACCTTGGCATAAAGATATCATTGATTTACTTGAAATTAAAAAGAATACGGGAGCTGAAGAGTTGAGAGCAAAAGATTTATTTACCTCAATATGGTTACCGGACAACTTTATGAATGCGGTTAAGAACAACGATGATTGGTATTTGTTCTGTCCTAACGACATTAAAAAGGCGGGTATTAAACCATTACAGGAAACTTATGGTGATGAGTACGAATCGAACTACAACAAAGCGGTTGAACTTGGTCTTGGTAAAAATGTAAAAGCTCAAACAATTTGGAATAAAATTATTGAATCTCAAGTTGAAACAGGTGTTCCTTACTTATGTTCTAAAGATAGTGCTAACAGAAAAACTAACCATCAAAACATTGGGGTGATTAAACAATCTAACTTATGTAATGAGATTTACCAATATACTGATGAAAACACCACGGCAATATGCACATTATCATCTATGGTGTTGAAAAACTTTATTATTAAAGGTGAGTTTGATTTCAAGTTACTTTATAGTGAGGTTAGAAAGGTTGTTAGAGCACTTAACAAAGTTGTTGATATTAATAGTTACTCAACCGAACAAGGTAGAAAAGGTGGGTTGGAACAAAGAGCAATTGCGATTGGAACACAAGGACTTGCTGACGTATTCTTTTTAATGGACTATATCTTTACAACTGAAGAGGCGAAAAAACTTAATAAACAAATCTTTGAAACTATCTACTTTGCTGCAATTACGGAAAGTATGGAATTATGTAAATCAGGTGAATACAGACCATACGACTTTTTTGAAGGTTCTCCAATGTCAAAAGGGATATTCCAATTTGATATGTGGGGGTTAGACTACGAAGGATTAGGAAGAATGTGGGATTGGGATTCACTTAAATTAGAAGTGTCCAACCACGGAGTTTGTAACTCGTTATTCACGGCTCAGATGCCAGTTGCGTCTTCAGCTAAAATTACAGGTTCATTTGAAATGACTGAACCGGCTCACTCGGCTTTATTTAATCGTCGTGTAGTTGGTGGAGAAATTTTAATTGTTAACAAATACTTGATTAATGATTTTGAAAAAATTGGTATTTGGTCTGAAGATTTAAAAAATGAAATCATTATGAATGAAGGTTCGATTCAAAATATCAACTTTAATAATTATCTTGACCAAGAAGATAAAAATTACAATAAAAAAGTTAAGAGAATTGAACATTTAATTCCAAAATACAAAACAATTTGGGAAATATCTCAAAGAGAACTTATTGATATGGCTGCAGACAGAGCTCCATTTATTGACCAATCACAATCAATGAATATCTATATGTCAGAACCAACATTATCAAAAATTTCATCATCTCACTTTCATTCATGGGGTAAAGGATTGAAAACTCTTTGTTATTATGTTAGGACGAAAGCGATATCAACCGGAGCAAAACACTTGGCAGTGGATATTTCAAAAGTGAATCAATCAACGATTAAACAAGAAAAACCAAAAGTTAATATTGTTGAGACAACAACAAAACCAACAGATTCAGAATTTGAATGTTTTGGATGTGGTTCGTAATAAAATACCAATAATTATATTAATCCCGACAATGTCGGGATTTTTTATTTTTAGGTATTTATAAGAAATAATCATAACACTATAATTATAGATATGGCAGACGGAACAACATATGGTCTTAATTTCCCTTTTAGGGATTCGGTAAAGGGTGACTATTTACAGTTAACTGAATTCGAAGCACAAGAAATTAAGGCAGATTTAATCCACTTACTTTTAACTCGAAAAGGTTCAAGATATTATTTACCAACATTTGGTACAAGACTTTATGAATTTTTGTTTGAGCCATTTGATGGTTTGACATTCGATGCTATTGAATCTGATATTCGAGATGCTGTCGGTACTTTTATGCCAAATCTGTTATTAAATCAAATTACCATAAGTCCTGCTGACCCAATGGAAGAGGTTGATTTGGCAACAGGGATGGCAACAATAGGAACAAGTGAATCGTCAATTTATAGATTTCCTGGTAAAGGAACCTCAGAATATACCGCAAAAATAAAAATAGATTACTCAACCGATAAATCAACTTTTGGGCCGAGTGATTTCATTATCATTAATATTTAATATCATATGGCAAATCGTAATATATCATATACTACAAGAGATTTTCAAGGAATAAGAACTGAATTATTAAACTATGTAAGAACTTATTACCCTGAGTTAATACAGGATTTCAATGATGCTTCGGTATTCTCGGTATTCTTAGATTTGAATGCTGCGGTTGCAGATAATTTACATTATCATATTGATAGAAGTATTCAAGAAACAGTTCTACAATATGCTCAACAAAGGTCTTCAATTTATAATATTGCAAGAACTTATGGATTAAAATTACCGGGTCAAAGACCATCTGTTTCTTTGGTAGATTTTTCAATTACGGTTCCGGCTTTTGGGGATAAAGAAGATGAAAGATACTTAGGTACATTAACAAGAGGGTCTCAAGTTGTTGGTGCGGGTATTGTTTTTGAAAACATATATGATATTGATTTTACTTCACCATATAACGCTCAAGGGTTTCCAAATAGATTAAAAATACCAAATTTTAATGCTAATAATGTTTTAATTAATTATACCATTACTAAACGAGAATTGGTTGTTAATGGTATCACTAAAGTGTTTAAAAGGGTGATTACTCCTAATGATGTAAAACCATTCTTTGAATTATTTTTACCTGAAAAAAATGTATTAGGTATTACAAGTGTATTACTTAAGAGCGGAACTGAATATACTAATATTCCTTCGAGTGCTGAATTTTTAGGTGTTGAAAATAAATGGTATGAAGTTGATTCGTTAGCGGAAGACAGAGTTTTTATTGAAGACCCAACTAAAGTGTCAGACCAACCAGGTATTAAAGTTGGTAGATACATTCAAACACAAGATAGATTTATAAGTGAATATACTTCTGAAGGTTTTAAAAAGATGACTTTTGGAGGTGGAACAAATACTGCTCAAGACGCATTAGACCAATTTACAACAGTTGGAGCAACAATTGACTTACAAAGATATTCAAACAACTTTTCATTAGGTTCAGCTTTAAAACCTAATTCCACATTATTCGTTCAGTATCGAGTTGGTGGTGGTTTAGCAACAAATTTAGGTACAAATGTGATTAATCAAGTTGGTACTGTTAATTTCTTTGTAAATGGACCATCTGAGTCAACTAATTCATCTGTTGTTAATTCACTAAGATGTAACAACGTTACTGCCGCGATTGGTGGTGCGGGGACTCCTTCATTAGAGGAGATTAGAAATTATGTTTCATTTAATTTCTCAGCTCAAAAAAGAGCGGTAACGGTACAAGATTACGAATCGATTATCAGAAATATGCCATCAGAATTTGGTGCACCTGCAAAAGTATCCATAACCGAGAATAATAATAAGATATTAATTCAGTTATTATCGTATGATACTTCTGGTAAATTAACAAGTATTGTGTCTGATACCTTAAGACAAAATGTTGCAAATTACCTATCAAATTATAGAATGATGAACGATTATATTTCAATCTTAACGGCTGATGTTATTGACTTAAGTATTGATGTTCAAATTGTGTTAGATTCTGCTCAAAATTCAGGACAAGTTATTTCTGATGTAGTTGATAGAATTTCGACTTATCTTAATCCACAAACAAGGGAATTAGGTCAAAATGTTTATTTATCTGAAATAAGAAGTATTGTTCAAAATCAAAATGGAGTTTTAACTGTTGCAGGATTAAATGTTTATAATAATGTTGGTGGACAGTATTCTTCTTCCGAAACATCTATGGAATATAGTAATTTGGAAACAAAAGAAATTGCTCCGGTTGATGATACAATTTTTGCTCAACCATCTCAAGTATATCAAATTAGATATCCTAATAAGGACATTAGAGTGTCGGTTAAAAATTTCCAATCAGTTACCTTTTCATAACAGGTTTATTTATCACCCAACTATCTTATAATTAAAAGTAAGGTGTGTGAATTTTAAAAATAACACATAAACTATTTATTAATTAAAAGAATTGCATGGGTCAGTCTTATAGAATTAAAACCGAATTAGGTGTCAACAAAACTATTAACGTTGAGTTGGAGCAAGATTTTGAGTTTTTAGAAATATTATCATTAAAAATACAACAAGCTGATATCTACACAAGAAGTTGTGCGGACTATGGGGTAATTGTTGGAAGGGTTACTGCTAATAACGGATTTGGTATTCCAAACGCTCGAGTTTCGGTTTTTATCCCAATTAAAACTGTAGACGAATCTAACCCAATTATTACAAGTATATATCCTTACAAATCACCTACAGATAAAAATGAAGATGGTTATAGATATAATTTATTACCTTACGAAAAATCTTATTCCGCTCATGCCGCCACAGGAACTTTACCAACAAGAGAAGATAGTTTAACTGGTGCAACCGCAGTTGAAATATACGATACATATTACAAATATGCCACTAAAACCAATGAGAGTGGTGATTATATGATTATGGGAGTACCATTAGGTTCACAAACATTAGTGATGGATGTTGATTTATCTGATATTGGTGAATTTTCATTGACACCTCAAGATTTAATTAGGATGGGATTGGCGACAGAAGGTCAAGTTGCCGGTAACAGATTTAAAACCTCAACTGACTTAAGCTCCTTACCTCAAATAGTTTCATTAACAAAACAATTAGATGTTAGCCCATTATGGGGTGACCCTGACATTTGTCAAATTGCGGTAAACCGAATGGATTTTGACCTTAGAGATGATGCGAATATAGATATTCAACCAACATCGGTTTTTATGGGTTCAATTTATTCAACCGCTGATGGGTTTCGTGTGAGAAAAAATGCAAAACCTAGAGATGATATGGGTAATTTGTGTAGTTTAAATGCGGGTCCGGGTCAAATTTTAGCAATTAGACAAACTATACAAGAAGATAGTGATGGTAATCCAATATTAGAACAATTTCAGTTAGAACAATCGGGAAACATTATTGATGGTAATGGTGTATGGTTGACCGAATTACCAATGAATTTGGATTATTTTATTACCAATGAATTTGGTGAGAAAGTTTTATCAAACGACCCTAATGTGGGTATTCCAACAAAAGGAAGATATCGTTTTAAAGTTAAATGGTCACAATCAGCTGGAGTTTCAGAACAGACTAGACGACCAAATTATTTAATACCTAACGTAAAAGAGTATGGGTGGGGAAATGAAGCAGTAAATGACTCTGCAAAACAAGAAGGTTCGTATTACTTTGGATTAGATTGGAGTGGGTATACAAAAGGATTTATTGGTAATACAGGACCAAATGTTCAACAAAGAAATCAGTTGTTAGATTCAAAAATAAATTGTGAGGATACTTTTTATGAATTCAAGTTTAATCGAGTATATACGGTTGCCGGTTTTATTGATGAATTTAAAAATGGTGCTAAAGGAAGATTTATAGGAATAAAAGAAATAGATAGTAATGAATGTGCATCTACTATAAATAAATTTCCGGTTAATGACGGATTTCGAAATTTTGATTTATTATTTTTTATTTTTGCAATTTTAATGCAAATAATTCAATTAGTAGGCTTAGTTATACTTATAGTTTATCATTTTATTGCCTTTTTATGGAATAATTTTGCGGTTCCATTATTAGCTTATTTTATTGTTCAATTTGCTTTAAATGCGGGATATGAATTTTCTGCAGCAATCTCAGCTGCTTCCGGTGCTTCAGGATTTTCATTTGGATTGTTGTTACTTATATTACCGTTTGTTTTAAAAGGGCTCTTATGGACAGCAATTGCGTTATTTTTAGCAATTAAATTTAGGGAAATTGTTTCTTATAAATTTGGTAGGTTAAAATTACCAATGATACAATATCCTGATTGTCAAGCTTGTTCATGTGACGGAGAATCAACCGAACCTGGTGGAGGAGACGGTACAAATCAATCACCTCCTCAAACAGGGTTGCTTAGTCAAGCGTCAAATCGTAATTTATATTATAATAATACAATACTTTATCAATCAAATTTAAACGCTACAGTATTTTCACAATATGGTGATAATATGGTCGGGTATGATGCTCAAATGAATTATCCTGGTTGTGGTGGGGGGTTTGCGGATGGTGCTAATAATTACCCTTGTAGTCCTTTTGGTCAAGAAACTATTGATGAATTTAATTCAATTGCCGCGAATATGAAAGTAGCGGCACTTGCTGGAGGTATAAACAAAATAAATGTTAGTGGAGTTGCTCAATACCCCAACTTTGTTAAAGAATTTGCGGTAGGATATTCTATTCCTCCCGGAGAGAGAATTAATATCTATAATACTCGTGGAAAATATTTTACGGGTGAAAATAAAATAAAAGTTACTTTTTCTAAACCTAACAATGGTACGACTCACCATTTTGACAATACTTTAACTGTTTTATCGACTCAAGATTTACAAACAGGGGATTTACTTTCATTTATTGACATTGCTAAGTCGAAAGATGTCAATTTTTTATACACAGGAACAACAACTGTCGGTGGTAGATTAATTAATGGTATTAACGGAGTTATTAATACTAATCAACAATCTGTAAATGTTACTTATGCTACTTCTCAAACACAGAATTCACAAGTTTTATATACATTACCACAAATAACAGGGTATACTTGTGTTGATTCTGTTACTATTTCCGCTTCAACAGATGGTACTGTAACCTATCAGACTTGCCCGGGTTATACTGTAACAAACGTTGTTACAACAGGTACCACAACATTTACTAATGAATATGGTATTGATATTTCAACAACCGGAGGTACTGCGGAATATGTTGTAATTGCCTCAGGTCAAACATTACAAAGATATATTTATCCATCTGATATTGAATATTATCAAGTATTAACCGCCATAACAATTACAACTACTGTTGTTAACGGGGTTACAACATATACTAATCCAAATTTTAACGGAACTACAGGTTTTTGGGGAGCTCTTAATGCTCCTAACACTATTCAAGTTTGGAATGAAATAGATGCTGCCAGTGATGGTAGAAAGGGTTGGGGTATAATTAGACCGACAGAAAATGTACCAACAACTACATTTACTGATTTTGTAGAACAAAAAGTATTAATATTACAAAGAGGTGTGGACTCTAATTCACCAAAATACCTAAATCAATATGGTATTGGTAAAATTTTAGGGTATCCAAATGAAGATGATGTAGTTATAACTGGATATACAAGATTAAATATACCAATACAACGTTTAAATACGTCAACTAATGGAAATATAAGTGTTCAAAATCATAGAAACCAAAATAATATTTTTTATCCATCATATGTTTATACACCAGGTATACCAAATTCAACATATGTTGGTAATATTTGGAGTGGATTTACTACTGATAATGTTGGTTATTATGGAAGTTTGGATAGTCAAAACTTTCCAACAGGTACTGTTACAGTTTTACAACCGTTTTCAAATGGTGGGGTTACAGGGTTAAGAACAACTTCAAGTGGTACTCAAGGAGGAGGAGGAAATCGTTATTATTCTGCAAGTGTTGCGAATAATCGTTATGATAGTTCTGAAGATTTATCAGGAGGGGCAGTTATATGGGGAGACTACGAAAGTTCTGACTTTTTCCTTGGGTGGTTTTTAAACACTATTCCTATTAGTAATAGATACAATGGTGCACCAACTTCAGTATATGTAAGTCCGGTTTTATATTCTTCATTTACAGGATTCTCAACCTCTACTAGTGGTCAATTAAGTATTACAAATTCTAATGGATATAAACCGGTTATGAGAACTGACAGACTACCTTCATCTGATTATTCTGATAATAGTAAAGGGTTTGTTCCGGGTCAAAATTCTAGTTTATTACAACAAAATTTAGGATTTGCAGTTTACTCTGTTGACTCAGGTATTGGGTATTCTGTGACTACTACAGCATTTAGTACTGGTGCTGATATTGTAACCGCGGATATTGATGGACAAGTTGCAGCTGTTAATGTAGTTTCAAGTTTAAACTCATGTGAAAGCATGGTTGGATTAACTTGTTATCAAGGAAATGGTATAAACTTTGGTGTTAAACCCAATTGTCAGGCTGATGATTATGTTGAGAATGGATGTTATGTTATGGTTAATAGACCTTTACTCGATTTAAGTAAAGATGTTGCAACGTTTAATGAGTGGGCATTTAGATTTAGATTTTTCTATGGATTATGTAGAGGGGTTTTATCACAATCTTTTGTTAATAATTGGGTGAATGGTTCTTTGTATATGTTTCCAATCCAAGTAGATATTGAATATGATAGTAATAATCAACCAGGTACTCCTAAATTTGCAACTAGATTAGTTTATTATGATGACTCAAGTAATAATTTTTATTATAGAAGTTCACCATTTAAGCTTGACAACTCATCAAGTATTAGTGGAGATTTCGTTGGACTACCGTCAGCCGGACAATCTGCACCTACAAATGTGAGACAATTATTATTCCCAACAACAATTATTAATTTGGGTATAAAAGATGACTTTTATCAAGAAATAATTTTTGACCCATCAGCTAAAGGTTATATAATGAAAAATTTAAATTCGACAAGTTATTCTGATACTTCTGATTTAGTGAATTTATTTGTTATAAGTAGAATTACTGATGAGTCGTTTTTACAACAATTAATATCATTTAATCCAAATAATAATTTAGACCAATTATTTTCAAGACAATATAAAAGAATTGATGGAGACTTAGCTCAAACTATGTCTATAAATTCGGAGTTTGGAGTAATTCCTTTTTCTCCTGAATTTTATAGTAGTTTGGGATTACCTTCAGACCCTGTTCAAATTTTAGGTTCATTGGGTAACCCAACAATGGCAATTTATTTTTCTTCTACAACTTTTGATTTACAAAATAAAGATTATTTGAGTCCGGGGGTTATTGATTTCAGACCGTCAAATAATGCCAATGCTCTGACATATTATTATGGTATTAAATCTCAAGAGGTACCATATTATCAATGGACCAGAGATACTAATCCAACAACAGGGGTTTTCGGTACTCAAAATAATAATTGGGCGACAAATTATAATGAAACTTCTTCATCTTCAGGGATATTTTCATATCCATATCAATCACTCAATAGACGTGATGATGGGATTACACATCCGAGTTATTTTATTCCATCAAATACCGCGTTGAGTGATACATTCGCTCGTGGTTATATCTTTAACTTATCTGCACAAACATACACTGATTTTACATATTCTGCAACATATGGGTATAATACGTGGTCAGGAAGAAACAAATTTTTAGTAGGTGCACCAAATCATTTTTATTTTGGACTAATTAAAGGGGAGACCGCTCTTGATAAATTTAAAGAAAAATATTCGATAAATGAATAATTTTACAATAATACCGAGTGGCTTAAAATATAAGGGGGCTCCATCAGTTGATGAAAGAGTGACCATATCTTTAAATCAACAAAGTCAACAAATTACGGAATACGATAGAAGTGTTACGATTAGTTTAGCTCAGGTTTATGATGACGAGAGACAGTCATGTACAGTATTTAGACCAACGTTCAAAGTGAATTATATATATGATAACACTTATGTCGGTAGTACTACTTATTTACCGTTTCAATACAACTTATATTATGTAGACGCTGAAAATTCAACAGTTAGTGGAATTTGGAGAGGTTACCCACAATATTATGAATTTGATTTCTTTAGACCGGATGTTAATGACCAACATTTTAATTATAAATCAAAAAGTGCTTACACATATAATTGGATGTATTATTTAACATATCCATTCGAGAACGATTATACGAAAAAACTATATTATTATTCTAATACGACTAGAGATATTGATTGGGAGGCTCAAGAGGGTATTCCATTTACTATTGAAAATATTGAGATAAATGGAAACGGTTTAATATCATTTAAATGTATTGCACCTCACGGATTATCTGTTGACGAATATGTTGAATTATCATTAACTTATAGAAATTCTAATATTTTTCAAGTTTACTCATTAGGTAACGGGTTATTCGATAGTGACCCTTATGTATTTAATGTTTTCAATATTGGTTATACGGGAAATACATTTGCGGATAATGTTACTGGATTATTTAAACGAGTAATTAATCCGGATAATTTGTTGGAGACTAAATCAAAGTATTATGTTCGAAAACATAAAGTGATTACTAATCTTGAAGATTTAATAGTAACAAAAAATGGGTTTGAAAAAAATGTCTTTAATGAAAAAAAACAATTTGAATATAGTTCAATAACACCAAATCAGGTTTCAAGAATATCTCAAAAAACTAGTAGTAACTCATATAATATGACATCAGCTTATGATTTAGATTTTGCGGGATATAAAGATAATCAAATGAGGCCGTTAAGTGAGATATATTTAACAATTATTAATAAAGGATATTCAGGGTATTTTAATGAACCATCATTTGGTTTTGGTTTAAAACAAGGTTGGGAGTTTAATATAACACAAGAGGTTAATGAATATTGGGATTTGAATAATAATGAATCAAATTGTCAAATACCATTATCATCATACACTTTAACAAGTGGTGCAACCAAAACATTCTATTATAATCAAAATTTATCTAAAGATGATGTTTTATATGGAGATTTTTGTGAATGGAATGACTATGAACAACTTGAAAGAGTAATCTCACCATATTATCAAAAAATAAATTATAATCAAAAAGTTTTTCAAACCTCTGATTTTGTTGATACTAATTCTAAAGGATTTTATTATGAACCTCATAATAAAATGACTTTAAAAGTATTTTCAGATTATATTGAAACAGGTAATGTTGAATTTATTGACCAATTACCGGAATATTCATTCTATTCAGAATCTGACCAACAATTTAGATGGAGAGATTTATACACTTATGGGTTTTTTGATAATTTAGATAGAGGTGTTGACTATCCATTCTTGAATACTTCACATTATCCTTTTGCTGAAATTGTGTTTAGATTAATACCAGAAGGTAGTAATTATAATGAGAGCTTAAATGGTGTTGATATACCAATAAAACCATTAATAGATGACTGTGAATAAAGTAATGATGGTGCCTGATGGTACTAATAAAGAAATAAATATTCCAATAAAATTAACTTGGGATTATTTGGGGTTAGACTTGGCAATTGATGAGTATGAAACTCAAATGATAACTGAGGTTATTGGAGTTGGTCGAGATTTTGAGGTGACCAGATTCGCACACGCTCCGGCAACCGGAACCACGGATAATACTGAGGTAAACTACGAATTTTATTTTTATTCAGGAGGTCCTTTGTCGAATATAACAAGTTGGAGTATTGATTATATGAATGAAGGGTTTAGCTCGCAAGAGTTATATTATTATAATAATAATTTTTCAAATTCATTTTTTAAACTAGATTTTTATGATACTCCGGATGAAAAAAGACAGACAAATTATCTTACGGTTATTATACCAACTCAACAAGGATTAAAAATGGATGTTCAAATGAGCCGAAATGTTGTTTCAGTTAAGAAACCAAAATTTATTTTGGATTATGTTGGGGATAAAGAAGGATTTTTCTTGTATTGGTTAAAGAAAAGAACTTTTTTGAATTTGGACACATTTTATATGGCGGCTAAGTTTTATAATGCAAAGACGGGACAATTTACTAAAATGATGACAGGTAACGGGACAGACCCATTAGATTATACTAATGGTCCTCAATCAGACCTTTCTGATGGATTACGATATAATTTTGATAACACTCAATATTTTTACTACACCGTTAAATTAGATTATCCGAGTCAAACTTATCAGGTATTAAATACTTATGGACAGAGAATGGGAACTAATATTCCCATAAAATGGTATGAATATGTTAACCCACCAGTATAATGGAAGATTTTTATAATATTAAGATATCACCCGAAACAATATTAGGTGATTTGTCAGTTGTGAATTATCAAGGAACTCCTGTTGGGGTCTATTCCGCTATGACTCAAGTCGTAAGTTCAGGGATAAACGGAAGTTCAATTTTAACAGGGCTTACAATTCCTATTTTAATAAGACAAAGTGCGGTTGATGCGGGGTATTATAGTCCTTTTGATGGAGCGGTTTTACAAAAAGACGTTGTTGCTAATTTTATATTTTCATCTACTACATCCTCAGGTTATACTTACAATGTTTACAACACTTCAAATGAATTTCAAAAGTTTTTGGATTTATCTGCTTATAGAATTGATTGGGGTGATGGTTCACCAAAACAAACAATAACGACTTACGCACCTAATTCAATTAATCATACATACCCTATTGAGAATAAACAATATGTGATTACCTTAGAACAGACTAATCCTTGGGGAATTACAAAAGTTTCAAAAACTATTACAACCCCATTTAGTGATGTGACAATTTATAATCCTCAAGGAGAGGCATTTTTTGTACCATCATCAGGTAATTGGATTGGTACGTCAGTGTCTTATGATTATATATTTTCAGGTGACGCGGTTAATGAAGTGTCGGCTCAAACATCTAACAATTATGTTACGATACCATTTACCATATCGGGTATTACTAAATCAAGATTAACTGAATTAGAGACTTATGGGGATTTAACCATTAATCAAAGAATTGGTACTCCGGTTATTAGTAACGGACAAATATGGGGAATGATTACCGATGTTACTCCAATCTATACCGCATATACCATAACTCAGATTAATTATTACGATTATTTTGATGGTACTACAATATATTTTGAACAATCATCAGGATTGACTGAGAATAATTTGACCTCAACACCAATAACTAAAGATGAGGTTTTATTAAAAGTTGTTGACCAAGCACAAATACAAACAAATGTTTTTGTTGAAAGAGGTAACAATAGTGCTTACGAAAGAGTTCAAAGAATTGGTGAGGTAGATAATCTTGGTGACATGATTAATTATGGGTACGGATTTTTTAATGTAGTTAACAAACAAAATTAAAGGAAAAAAAGAACTAAACTATTTATAAATTAAATAACAAGATATGGCAATTGGAAGCTATGGAACAATAAGACCTTCTGATGTTTCACCAACAGATGTTGAAATCATCATGAATTACACACCGAGTAGAGATGTTACGGACGCATTTGTCTTAACAAAATTGGATGCTCAAACAATTTTACGACCTTATTTCGAAAATTCTGAAACCGGTGGAAACGCAGGTGTTGAAGTTTTGGGAGGGTTATATAATTTAACATTACCTGCAAATCAGTTTAATGCTTTGGGATTTTATACCTTATATTTGAGACCTGCTCAAATCAGAACAATAATTACTGATTGTGGAGTTTTAAGTGCTCTTCCGAATGTTAAAGGTCTTGTGATTGATTTAGCTAATGTACCGACACAATATCAAAACAAATTTGTCCCTCAGGGGTTAGTTGGGTTTAGAGTAGAATATCTAAATCCGGATGGTTCAAAAATACCTAATTTTTTCAGAGTAATTACTTCAAGTTTTTATTGTGAACCTGTTGTGTCGAATGAGGTTAATACTCAACAAAAGGCGATTAGATATAGATATGTTGATGGTTCTTCAAATTTAATATTTTTAACATTATCACCATCATCATCTCCAACAAACAAACCAAATGCAACACCATTTATTGGACAACCAAGCCAAGATATTATTATAACTAATACTTTTTTTAATCCAGTTACGGTTGAAATTGAAATGGTTGAATATGACATTTCATCTCTTGCAATTGCTCTTTATGGTAATCAAACCAAATCTATTGATGATGGAATTTACACAATTTATGATTCACAAAATAACATCTATAGACAATACAATTTATACGAGGTTAGAGACCAATTTAATGCGTTGTTATATGAGGTTAGACAAGGTCGAGGTAATAATGTTGATTTTAGTAAAAACTTTACAAATATAACAACTTAATGGCAGTAAATACGACAACAACTAAATATTTTTATCCGCCAAGACCTGGTAGTGGGGCTGCAACTTTTTCCGACAACATTGTAGGTTTACAAACAGTTGAGGGTGGTGGTTTAACGCAAGGTAATTTTGAGTTTACTACTTCAGTTACTGAAAAAGTTAATAGAAATTTTAACGTTGGGGCGTTTTCAGAACCGTTAAGTTTACAATCATTAAACATTGAGGATGTTAATGAAAGTAGAAGAATTATGGCAACTCAGTTTAGGGTTTATCCTAATTATGATGTTTCACAAGTTCTAAACTTTTCGATGTATGGTTCTTTACGTAAAAGATTCCAAGTATCCGCGACAAAAATTATTAATTATTTTCCCGCCTCATTAGATGTTCAATTTTCAAACTTACAGTTTGTGACAGGAGCTACGGCAGTTAATGTTAGTTATGACCCTATTGAAGACGAAACTTATTTTCAACTTAATGTTGATAGGATTAATAATCCTTTTGATATTGATTATTCCGTAAGTGCGGCAACCAATTTAAATTTAAGGGAAATCACAACTTCACCGTATAGAAATTTATATAACACTTATTTAGACTATTGTGTTAGTATAAATGATAATATATTCAAAATAAATTCATTTCAACCATCGGATACATTAGGTAGTGGTTATATTAGTTTTTATGTTTCAGGTGCCCCTTTTGGAGAATCTGCGACTACAGTTTTTGAGGAATACCAAATTAGACCGAATGATTTAATTACTGATAAGATATTTGCAGAAAGTTTTGATGAAGTTGAAAAATTCTTATTAAATAGGTTAATAAGACCTGAATACACTGCGGTTTTTCAAGTTCCTGCTCAAACTGAAAATGGTGAATTTTTTACAGATTACCAACAAGTTACTTGGCCTAAAGACGGCCCTTGGAACTTAGATATTAGGTCATTACAATTTGATGGTTATTTGGCTCAATTGGATGCAATTGCGGAAAATTTAGATTCATTTAAAACAAATTTAATTTCAAGATTTTTGGTAACAGACTCGTTAAAAGAGTTTGACACTATGGGTCAAAAAGTTGAGAAGATATTTCAAATTTATGGTAGAAGTTTTGACCAAATAAAACAATTTATAGATGCGTTGGCTTATATGAATTCGGTCAACTACAATCCGTCGAATGATATACCATCACAGTTACTTGTTAATCTTGCTCAAACATTAGGGTGGTCATCAAATTTCTCACCAATTACTGATGAAGATTTTTTAGAATCGGTATTTGGAAACACTTCAACGCCAACTTATCCTGGTTATGCAAGAGCGTTAACACCTACTGAAATTAATTACGCATATTATCGTAATTTAATTATTAATGCCTCTTACTTATTTAAGTCAAAAGGAACAAGAAGGTCCGTTGAATTTTTAATGAGGTTAATTGGTGCTCCGGATTCGTTAATTGAATATAATGAACATATCTATTTAGCCGACCAAAAGATTAATTTAGACCAATTCTATACACAATGGGCAACAATATCAGGAGGGACTTATGTTGATAATACCCCAGCCTATTTACCTGGTCAAACGTATAAAATTAGAGGTAATGTTTATTCCGCTTATACATCAATTGCAACATATGAAGATGTATCGATAAGGTTAGATGAATACCCTATGGATAGTTTAGGGTTTCCTAAAGCTCCTGTTAATACCGAAAGTTATTTTTTCCAAGTTGGTTCGGGATGGTATGAATCAACTCCACAACATAGAAGTCCGGATGAGGTGATTATTACCGGTGATGTTTATACCGGTCAAAATTATAATATCCAAACTAGTTTAACCCCATTTACGTATGGACAACCTTATTTAGATAGATTTAGACAATTCCCTTACATGAATGAAGGGTTTAAGTTAAGAAAAGTTGTTGATAATAAAAAGTCTTGGTTAGAAGAAGATAATAGAGTTAGAGTATCGACTGAAGGTGATTATAATGCCTATTATTACGTTGACGATGAAAAACTAGTATTAAATGTTAAAAATGTGGATTTATTTTTAAATCCTTCCCAAGGTCTTGTTTATGATGTTTGGAGACAATCGGTTAATTATGATTACCCAATACCTGAATCCGGATTAACTGTTGGTTATCCTGTTCCGGGAGGTGTGGATTGGACTTATATCAATCCTGAACCTAAAAAGAAAACATTCTTTGAATTCTCACAAACGTTTTGGGAGAATATGATTAATGTTAGAAATAGACAATACATTAGTGATGGTAAAACAGGTGGGTATCCAACATTACAATCGATATGGTGGAAATACATTGAATCTGAGGCGACAGTTGGATTGCCAAATAGTAAATATACTTATCAAAAACTTATTGATTATGTTACAGGTATTGGCCCTTATTGGATGAAATTGGTAGAACAAATGTTTCCTGCCACAACAATTTGGAATACCGGTGTTAAATTGGAGAATTCAGTTTTACATAAACAAAAATTTGTTTATAGAAGACAAAGAGGATGTCAATTTGTTCCGGTTCCTGTTAATCCTTGTTTTATAATTAATAGTATCTTTGATTTCAATTGTGCAACCGAAACAACGGTATTTAACGTATTTCCATGGTTAAATGGAGACCCTAATGTTGGGAATTTTAATAGTATTTTAGCAAACCGAATTGATAATATGTTAGCTCAAAATAATTTAACATTAAATGACTGTGAACAAACCTCAGTGCAAACCGAATGGTATGTTGATTTAAGAATTGGTGGTGAATTATTAATTAAAGAACCATTTTATGTGGGTTATGGATATACCGATGTCCCAACACTACAAATGTGGAGGATTGCATTATTCGATAATCTATCATTATTATATGATTATGGATTTACTTACGAAATAGAAGGAAATACTTTAACGATACAAAGTTTAACTTGTACCGAAAGAAATGTTAATGAATTGTTAACTTTAAATGTGGGTATACAAATAAATATAAATTGTAATAATAACTAATGGCGATTAATTATATCATAAATGTAACGGGGGATTGTCAAAATAATTCGAGTGGGGTGATTGATTTATTAGTCTACAACGGCTCATCCCCATATACCATAGAATGGATTTCTCCGGTATTAACGACAAATACTCAAGTAACCGGAACGGTGACAAAAACCGGGTTACTTAGTAATACATATGCTGTTAAAGTTACCGATAGTTCAATACCTGATAATCAAGTTGAATATATTAATATTCCTGTATCTAGTGGTGTTTGCTGTAGTATATTAGGTGTTCAAGATACAACTTGTTCACAAAATAATGGTTCAGTGACAGGAACTTCAACAACTCAATATTCTTCAACAAATTATTATTTGTATCACGGGAATGGGGTTTATAGTCAATCTGCAACAACAAATCAAAATAGTGTTGTTTTTGGAAGTTTAACCGCTGGAACTTATTATATGACAGTTCAGGATTTAGGAGGATGTACGGGTCGTAGCCAAAATTTTATTGTTGAAGAATCGGAGCCATTAAATTATGGTTTATATATGGTTCCAAACTCATCATGTGGTGGTACTCCAATTGGTAAATTAACTGTTACAGGATTAACCGGACAACCACCTTTTACATATTTGTGGAATAATACTTCAACAGGTTCGACTATTACAGGTTTAACTTCAGGAGCTTATTTTGTTAATGTGACTGATGGGTATGGGTGTCAATTAAGCCAAAGCGAAACTGTAATTGATGTTAATCCAATTGGATTTGGATTGTTTACATCAGTTCCACCAACTTGTTTTTCTTCCAATGGAGAGATTACATTAACAATAACAGGTGGAACTGCACCTTATTATTATTCTGCTTCCACAGGTCAGGTAGAAATATCTTATTCTCAAACATTTTCAATATCAGGTTTATCTTCGGGTAATTATGGGTTTTTAGTGACTGACGCAGGTTTTTGTCAATTATCCGTTAATACTTCAATAACATCACCAAATGGGATTTCCTCAGTTTCCGTTCAAACCACAAATTCAACTTGTTCAAGTACAAATGGGCAAATAACTATATCCGTAATTGGAGGTGTAACTCCTTATACTTATACAATAATTTATCCATCAGGAGATGTTATTAACTCAAGCGGAAGTCAAACGGTTCAACTATTCGAGAATTTATCTGCCGGAACTTATTCGGTAGGTGTAAGTGACGATTCGGGATGTTCTTATTTGGATGAGTTTTATATTATGACTGATAATAAGTATACAATCTTGACATCAGTTACAGGTACTTCTTGTAATCAAGTAAATGGTTTGATTGGAATTACTGTTAGTACAGGTGCGACATTACCACTTAATTATTCTATTGATAACGGGTTATATGATATTTTAAATACAAATTTAACTGCGGTAACCTTTAATAATATTGCCGCTGGAACACATAAGGTTACCGTAACAGATGCATCAGGATGTGCTCAATCTTCAAGTGTGTTAATTACTGGAAGTGAAAGATTAGATTACTCATTATATAGTACATCTTGTGGTACGGGTAATAGTGGTAAAATAACTGCATTTATAAACTCAGGTACACCACCATTTTCTTTCTATTGGTCGGATAATGTACCAAATAATCCACAACAAATTCAAGTATCAGGTTTAACGGGAGGGACTTATAGTTTAACTATCGTGGATGATGGTGGATGTTCATTAGTTAGAACGGCATCAATTAGTTGTTTTGCCAATTTAACATCGTATCAAACTTATGTTATGGGAGAGGAAGTATTCAATATTGAATCACCAACTAGATTTGGTTTATTACAAATGTTGAATGAAGGTTTTTCTGATTTAACATCAGATAATGAAAGATGTGATTTAGTTAGTGCAACATTTACTGCAAAAGTATCTGTAACACCACTTGATTTAACAACTAGTGAATTATTTTTTACAACAAACTCATTAAATATTTATCCAACGGATGATGAATATTATGAAACAATTAAACAGTTATTATTAACTGTTCCAGGGGTTGGAAATGTCACAATAAACGCTCTGACAAATCAAATTACAATTGAGACGACAAGGGGTAATGATACTTTAGACGGTCAAGAAATTATTATTGATTTGATTATTGAGTATGATATAATGTGTTTGAATTAAGTCATGACACAATTAGAAATACGAAGTATATCAGGGGGTACTTTACCAATAAATTTATATGCTTGTGATGTTTATCAAAATCAATGTGTATTATTTGGGTCTATTAATACTACGGTTCCACCCGTTATAATTTTTAACTTACCATCCCAATTCGATAATGTTCCTGCTATTGGTATTTTATTAATAGATTCGGCCGGATGTGAAAGATTTGAAGTTGGTATTTGTGGTGATTCCGGTTTTACTAAAATATTCCAAAACATTGACGATGATTACGTATTCCAATTTATGGACTTTGTTATTTATCAATTTGAAGGTCCAAATTAAAAATTGGCAATTGAATTGAAACTTTAAGGTATTTATTATTAAAAAAGAGACATGCCGATATATCAAAGATTAACCGACCGACAATTTTCACCTAGTGCGGTTACACTTAACAATTTAATACATATTGTAATTACTGGTGATACTTCACAAAGTCCTCAAGGTTCTTCTTTTAAGGTTACCTTGGGTGATGTTGCGCGTGTTATGTCCGGAGGAACCGGAACATCAGGTACAAGTGGGACTTCGGGTGTTAATGGAACATCAGGTACAAGTGGGGCTTCGGGGTCTTCAGGTACAAATGGTACGTCAGGTACGTCGGGTACAAGTGGAATTAATGGTACTTCAGGGACTAGTGGTGTAAATGGGACTTCAGGTACTGGTGGAACATCAGGGACTAGTGGAACATCAGGTACGTCAGGTACGTCAGGTACGTCAGGTACGAGTGGTATTAACGGAACTAATGGTACTTCAGGAACTTCTGGAGTTAATGGTACTTCAGGTACAAGTGGGACAACCGGTACATCAGGAACATCAGGTACGTCAGGTACGAGCGGAACAACAGGTACAAGCGGTACTTCAGGTACTAGCGGAACAACGGGTACAAGTGGAACTAATGGTTCAAGTGGAACATCAGGTATAAACGGACAATCAAATTCATTATTCCCATATAACGCAAGAACAAGTATTACATCAGGAGACCCTGGTAATACAAATATTATTTGGAATAATGCAACACAATCAGCATCAACACAAATAAACGTTTCACATTTAGATAGAAATAATGATGATATTGATGTATTTTTGGCATTAATTCCAAGTGGAACAACAATCATTATTCAAGACCAAAATAATTCAACTCAATTTCAAAAATGGATTGTGGGAGTGGGTGTTGATGCCGGACCAAATACATATTGGACTTATCCTGTTACATTAGTCCAATCAACCTTTCAATTTACAGGTGGGGAAAATATATTATTTATTGTAGCACAATTACCATCAGGAACTTCAGGAACAAGTGGAATAGATGGAACTTCAGGTACTAGTGGTACTTCAGGTCTTAGTGGAGTAAATGGTACTTCAGGTACAAGTGCGACAAGTGGAACTTCAGGTACTACAGGTACTTCAGGAACATCAGGAGTTGATGGTACTTCAGGGACTAGTGGAACTAGAGGTACTTCGGGAACTTCAGGAGTTAATGGTACTTCAGGTACATCAGGAGTTAGTGGTACTTCAGGGACTAGTGGAACTAGAGGTACTTCGGGAACTTCAGGAGTTAATGGTACTTCAGGTACATCAGGAACAACAGGAACTTCAGGTACATCAGGAACATCAGCAGTCAATGGTGCAAGTGGAACATCAGGAGTTAGTGGTACTTCAGGTACATCAGGAACTTCCGGTTCTGTTAATATACTGAATAATGTTAATAACCGATTAACAACTGCTACCGGTAACGCAGGTGAATTACAAGCTGAGGCTAACTTAACTTTTGATGGTTCAACTTTAAGAATTACTGGTGATACTGTTATGACAGGTTCATTAACCGCGGCATCTAAATCATTCGATATCCCTCATCCAACTAAAGAAGGTTATCGTTTAAGATATGGTGTATTAGAGGGTCCTGAACATGGTGTTTATTTTAGAGGTAGTACTACACAAAAAGTAATTGAATTACCGGATTATTGGGTTGGATTAGTTCATGAAGATAGTTTTACGGTAAATCTAACCTCAATAGGTAAACCTTGTGAAAACTATGTTATTGAAATTAAAGATAATAAAGTATTCTTTGATAGTGGTTGTGAAGATATTAATGTGTTTTATTTAATATATGCAGAACGAAAAGATGTTGAAAAAGTTTTATTGGAATATAAACCAATAAAATAATAATAAAAAAAAAGGGACATATAGTCCCTTTTTTTATTTAATTAAATGTTGTATTTGGTCTATAACCATTTTTGGTAAAATTGATGTGTGACATTCGAATTGTCTTTCAGTTCCTTTATGTACGGGACACCAATTCCAATCTCCTTTATCAAAAGTAAATTCAGGTTTATTCCAACATCCATTACATACACTTTGGTTTATAATTCTAGTACAATTTGTTGTAAATTCATGGTCAGGTTCGGTGAAATTACTAATCATAACAACTTCTTTACCTAATCCCCAAGCTAACCAAGATAAACCACTTGATAAACCTATAAATAATTCACTGTGGTTAATAACACTTATGGTGTGAGACATTGATGTGTTTTCAATTTTATTTGCGTTCTCAAATGGATTATCCTCTTTTGAAACATTAATTACTTTATAACCTAAACTGTGAAGGTAATTAATTAATGTTTGCCACGCCTCTCTTGTCCAGAATTTACATCCTGACGTTGAATTAGTTGCAATGGTAACATATTTCTTCTGATAAGGTCTTGGATTGGTAGGGTTATGTATTTTTGGTTTTATTTCTACATAATCTAAACCTAATATATTAGTTATTGTTTTTTGTAATGGTATTAAATTAGGTTGAATTGGTTCTTTGTTTTTATCATAAAACCACCCAATAGAATACATTGCGATTAAATTTGGTACAGGTATACCCGGTGTTACAAACTCTATTTCAGGGTACTCACTTTCAAATAAATGATTCCAAAAAGTTGATACAATGACCTTACAATTATGTTTCTTTTTGAATTCCATAACATAAGGAATCCATGCAATTGAATCACCTAATGATTTACTATCAAAAGCAATATAAACTCTCTTGTTTATAAAGTTTAAGGTATTGTCATAGATAATAACATTATCACGAGTTACAGTTGTTCTCCATTTGGTGTAATAATTTCTACTTAGTTTAACCCAATGATTTGGTTTTATTGTATTTTCATAGTGACAAACGCCTTCTTCATCAAAGAATTTTATATTATAATCTTTATCACCTGTACCTTTAATCTCTAAAAAAGGTTCTTTAACAAAATGTTGAAATATTTGAACTTCTTCATCAATAATAGTTTGTTGTTTAATAGGTTGATTTAATATTCGTTGATATAATTCATAATTTTTTTCTGAAAATTCTTTTGTTGTGTATGATGGGAACTCGTAAACTTTTTCATCTTTAATTAAATCTAAAAGTTGATTTTTCATATCAAAAATATCACCCGACATTTGTTTAATATAAGGTGTGAACATATCCATGTATTGTGGCAAGTTTCTTGCTAATATTTTTAATCCGTAAGAAATACCCTCTCGTAATACTAACGGGTTACATTCCCAAGTTGAATTAAACATTAGTACATCGGCTGCTGCCATAAAATCACTAACATTATCTTTTTCTCCCCACACTCTAACATTGGATGGTAAATCTTTCATAATTGGTTCCCAATAATTTTGGAAGTTTGGAGCTTGGTTTCCAATAAAATGAAATTCTAATTCAGGGTGAAAATTTTCGACTAATCGAGCAATTTCAACACCTTCCTCTTGATTTTTACCGGATGTCCATAATCCAACATTTATAATGTGAATTTTATTTGGGTCTAAACCTAATTTTTCTTTAGCACTTTCTTTTGACAATACAATTGTTGGGTTATAAGGGAATTCAATTACTTCACCATGTGATGGCATATTCATAAAGGTTACTTCTTTATGGAATGGAGAGCAAAATGAATAAGCCTCAGGATGGAATATTTTTTCACTATCCGGTTGGAATACCACATTATGACAAGTTTCAACAACTCTCCATGTTCGGTCGTTTTTATAGATAAAATTCATTAAGTCATTTGATAGTTTGTTGTGAGCGTCAAATGCCTCAATCATTTCATCTAAGTGAATTATATCAAAATAATTATCTTCAATAATTTTCTTTAATTCGTTTTTATCTTCACCTAAGGTCCAAAAATGGGTTGGTGGTATTAACTCTTTAATTCTGTTTTTTTGAACAACATAGTGGTCGCTATGGTTTGAATATTCCACTACAAATAATTCCATCTTATCTTGATAATATTCCAATAACGATTCAATTCGTTTTAATAGGAATGATGGCATCCCTCCGGTTGATAAGTGAGGTGCTAAAAATAATACTTTCGACTTCTCATTACCGTCAATTATTTCAAACATTTTATCAATTTCCGATTGACGTTTTTCTCCGTGGAAAACTTTTATGTTATTTTTGTCTTCAGGTATTGTGTAAAATTCTCTAACTGTTGTACGTTTATTTCCGTTAAATTTAAAGAAATGTTTTAGTGTGTCAGCTCCGGTAACATTAATATATGAAATTGGTAAACCTTCATGATTTGGATTTATTTTCCATGTTAATACATTGTATATTGTTTCTTCATGGTATGGGGTTATCTGTTTTAACGAAACTAATTTTGGTAAAATATCTTTAGTTTCTTTCCATGTTCTTAAAAAATCCTTTGTATTGGAATTACCAACCAAAAGATTTGTGGTTTTATAATAACTTCTTTGATTTGGTTGTAATCCCATAAATTTCATTAACGGCCACTCCAAAGTATTTTCATAATCAATCTTATCGTCTTCTTTCCAAAACGGATTTCCAACCAAGGAACCATCAGGATTAACTAACAAGACATATTCATAAGGACCTAAAGTTGCCAATGGAAATTCTTTTACTTTTTCACAATAATCAAATAGTTCGTCAACATTTTTATTTACAATACTATCTGAGTCAATATAAACCCATTCGTCGATTATTGAGGATGCGTCTAACATTACGTCAATTTTTGCGCCTAATGTTAGATATGTTCTTATTTGTTCTCTATTAACGTATGAATTACCACTAAGGTCTGAAATAAAACTTGATTCGTTAATTTCAGGTAGATTTAAGTTTAATCTAATACAAGTTGTTTCTTTTTGTAATTTATCTGAACCATCATAATCTATGGTATAAACAAAAATTTTGTATTTGGAATATTTTTGAATACTTGTAACTAAATTTAATGTTATGTGTTCATAATTTTCAGTTGTGTGAGTTATAAATGCTCTCATATTTAAACTTTATGTAATGATATTAAATTGTTGATTTTATTATAACCTTTAAT